AAAGGGAGGACCGCCAGACGCTCGGTGCTCCACGAATCGATCATCTGATTCATGGCGGTGAGCGCGTCCTGGGACGTAGCAGCGGAAGGCGTCTCACCCTCGGCAAGTTGGCCGATCAGGCGCAGCGCCCCGTTGATCTGGTCCCCGGCAGTGGTGGTCATTCAGACTCCTTGCGACGGCGCCTCAGTTCATTCACTGGTGCCTGCTCGCCCGGAGTATACCTTACCCAGCCGTTCTTTTCGTCTTGCTCGGCCTCAAGTTCTGCCATAGCAACCTTGGTGCCGTGTACAGGGTGCTTCAGATAGATTACCACAGATCGCCCCTAGAATTTGGCCCTCCTGCGCCTTGTGAGCACAGGAGGGGAGTGCCTCAATTAGAGGCGGTACAACGCCCAAGTAGCATCGCCCGTTTTGCGAGCGCGGAAGCTAATTGAGGTGCCTGCGGTAGCAGCAACAGTCATAAGGCCTTGCGACCCAGAAGTGCCAATCGTCCAACCCGTAGCGGTGGTCATCGTGATGACGCCGGAGCTTGAGCCATCAACGTTGATCACGGTGAAGTCAAAAGACGAATTGTTGGGCATGCTGGGGAACGCAGCGTCCATCAAAGCAGCAGTCGGCAGCGTGTACGCTGCTGCGCTGGTGCCTGGCGAGCCAAGAAGAATCTTAGTCGCCAACTGAGCCGCAGTCAACGTAGCGTTGCCGGCAGCAATTGAAGTTGGCGTGGGTTGCGCAACAAACAGAATTTCGCCAGTGTTGCCGTCACCGAGTTGGTAACCGCCAGAACCATTAGGGAGAGCCATGATAATTTCCTTTTAAGAAGATGGTTGAAACAGGGCCAAAGCCCCATCTCAAGTTAGCCCCAGAGGCGCACGGCCATTTGCGGACGGATGACGCTGTACCCGTACAGAACGTCGATACGACAAGGCATACGGTCATTGTTGATGTCGTACTGACGAACAATACGCATCGAGATGCCGTTATGGACCTGGCGCGAAGCCATGTCCACGCCCTGCGGCAGCAAGAGGTCAGCTGTAGCAAACGTGATCGCATTCTTCTGGTAGATCAGATTCTGCGGGTAGCCCGTGGAGGCCGCGCCGACGAAAGTGACCGCTGCGTTGTTCGCAGGGAAGGCGTCAATGGTTGCCAGCGCGTTGCTGGAGGTGTACATGGGCGGCGAAATTGCCATGTTTGCCATGTCAGCGCCGGATGCGGTCTGGGCAACGGTCACCACAAACTGCTGCAAACTGCCGGTCGATTGGCGGGTCTGCGGGTTGACGCTGTACACACCAGCAATCGTGAACACATCACCAACAGTAACGGTAGTGTCGCTGGTAAAGCCGTCCAGAGTGATGGTGGCCTGACCTTGGGTAAAGGTCGTTGCATTGACCAAGGTGGTGCCGGCGCGTGACCCAGTGGTGTGGTTCCCAATTGACTGCGACATGTTGACTTCGTCGTAGCCCAGAACGCCAGTGCCCATCATGCCTGCTGTGAACTGCCGGCTGATAGTAGACGTTGGGTTGAAGAAGCCCTTCATGCCCTCGACCAAGTTCGCATTGGCGGCGGGGTTCACCGTTGCGTAGCGGTCGTTCATAGGAGCAGCGTACTCGTTTAGCTTCTGGTTGCCTTGCAGCAGGACCAGCGAGGTGGACGGCGTGGTGCCAGGCGTGCCAACAGTCGAGAAGATCGACTTGTAGGAGTTGGCGACATCAGCGTCGATGCTGGAGGCCAACTGCGAGATACGGGGTTTGAGAACCCGTTCCGCGAAGTCGTCCAACTGCATGGTCAGTTCAGCAGATGTGAAGTTGACACCGATGTGCTTCTGGCTTGCGACCGTCAGCGTGGTGAACTGCTCGTTGTCGTCCTGAACTTGCAGGGCGGCGCCATCGGTCACCAGAGCACGGTCGGGCAGACGAATGCGCAGGGTGGAGCCGATCTTTGCGCCTTCAACGGCAAACGAATCGTCGTATTGGCGGTTGACGTTGCGGGTGAGCACCAGGTTGTTCTCTAGGCCATGTGTTCGCTCAAGGTCGTTAGGCTTGAACCGCCCTTTCGGGCTGCTGCATGTCACCATGCAGAGCAGACTATCTCTTCACCCTATTGCTAGGGGTTGTGCGCTTCCAGCCACTTGGCTGTACTCCCTTTCGGGATAGTCGTTACACCTTCCGCTGATGAGGGCAAACGCCGCCGTTTTTGTGCTTGCCAATTTGACAGTTCATGCACAGAACTTGGAACCCCTCAGGGAACTTGTTCTTGACGAGCCACAGATAAAAGCCTGTTCCGCTACCGGAGTACAACTTGGCTTTTCTCATGTCGGCCCCGTCATTGTGCACGTGGTCTATTGACAAGAACATCTTCTCAGCTTCACCGCAACAGTTGCATTTGTAGCCGCCGTAGGCGCCATACACTGCTTCTCGTTGCTTGTCCTGATTGCGCTTGGTCTTTTCAGCTTCAGCAAGCCGCATGGCGGTTACTTCTTCTGGCGTTCCATTTGCAATCTTTCGGTTGCGCCATTCGCGAGAGTGTTCCCGAGACTTCTCTCGGTTGTTGGCTCGCCAATCGCGCATTCGCTGATTGAAGACTTCCCGGTTACGTTCACGGTACCTAGCAGCCGCTTCACGGTTCTTAGCCCGTGTTGCTTCGTCAAGTTCCGTATTACCTTCTTCTTTGGCTTGGCTCGGTATTTTCATGTAATCATTCTACATGACGTCCGCCGAATTCACACAATTTTTTTCTTGACGTTGCCGTCAGGGGAGACCGATTAGTTAATCTCCAGAGCTTTCCGGGTGATCATGTCGATGGTAAGGATCGAGTTTGACATGACCTAACATTCCTTTCAGGGTTAAAAACTAGCGGAGGCGTGCTTCCATCTTCTTCACCTGTCGAGCGCGGTCGGCTGCGATCCATTCTGAAGTGCTCATCGACTTGATGGAGCGGGGATCAGTTGTATCGTAGGTCGATGCGCCCTTGCTGCTGGCCGTGACAGGCGTAAAAGGCGGTGGAGCACTAGAAGTCTTTTTGACCATCGGTTCCGAGGCCAGTTTGGCCTCGATACGTCCGATCTCTTTGGCTTGCACATAAGGCGCCAAGCGGGAAATACGATCTGCTTCTTTCGGGTTGGCACCGAGGTAGTAGGCTACATCAGGGCCAATATCCGACGATTGGATCGTCTGTGCCATCACGGTCGTGATCTTGAGGCTTGGATTGTACGCGACCTGTTCAAAGTCATCGTACTTGTTCCGTGCCTCTTCTTCCCTGTCGTGATAAGCACCGAGAACTTCTGTCTGCTGGCGCTGCACATCCCGTTCGTAGAGTAGCTGCTCGGCCTTCTTCATCGCCAATGCATCGGCGTAGGATTCAGTCGAGTCAAACTGCTCTGGTCTGGGATCAGCAGCGACGACAGGGGCAGTAACTACCCGCTCTCGTTCCCACTTTCGTTGCTCGCGTGCGAGCCTCTTTCCTATCGCGGCATCCAACTCTTCTTGAGTGAACGCCTTTACCGGCTGTGCTTCTACGGGTTCAGGTGCCGCCGTGGCTTCCTGTTCCGGCGCGGGTACTTCCGCTAGTACTTCTTCAGACATTGTGTGAATCCTTCGATTCCCTGGTGAGCCGCACCAGTACGGTTATCTTGCGTTTGCGTACTTCAGCGGATTCTCGGCGAAGGCTGCGTAGATATATGTTACGCCATTGGTATTAAAATCAGCATAAGTTGTTCTTAGTTTAATACCGTTAGATAACCAATCACTATTAAAAACTGTGTTAGTAACTTCCGCTGCGGAATCTTGTGCCTCTAATACCGCGTTAATTGGGTTATAATTCAAGCCTGATGTGTTATATATTTTCCAACCACCTGCTGCACTACTAGCCTTAATCATCAACCACCGTGGCCTAAACCCAGTGTATATAAACGGACCATCCGCACTACCATTGCCCGTGTAACTACCAAATGCGCTGTAACCTGCTACCGGTGCCCAGCAGTATGCTATTGTATCTACAGCGGCAGTCCATGCCGTACCAACAGAAAATACCGAGTTTGTTGGTGCTGTGTTATTCCACAAAGTTGATAGCGCCGCTTGACCGTTAGATGAGTTCAACATGACATAATTGCCAGCGCCTACGCTTGTGTGGTAAACAAACCAGTTAGATACTGTTCCTGTATATCTAACAATTACCATACTTGGAGCAACACCAAGCCCGTGCCCTACTGTTGAATTAGTAGTTGAGGTTGTGTACTTAACAACAGAGAACCCAGCAGTGGTGTTAGCACTCACCGACGATGTGATAGTCCCCGCAGTGTTGCCGACCGCTGTGCCACCGGCTTTCCAGTTCCAGCCAATATAAGATGCCGCAGAAGTGTTGACTTTAGCCAATGCCCCAACAGTAAACCCGGCAGCGCCAAAGGTAGTCAGGCCGGTGGTTTGAGTGGTCTCAGCGGCAGTTGAATTGCTCACAAGGTCAAGGGTAGTGCCACGCACTGAGTCGTATAGCGCATGGTCTGTAGCCCCGCTACGCCCCTTCATCCACACAAAATCAGGCTGGAACGACACCGCATTAACCGCATTGCTCACCGCCAGGGTAGCTCCCGTCCCCGTATACGTCGTAGCCGCCATCGCCACTCGTCCATCAGGTACTGCAAATGTAGTTGCCATGATTAGATGTTGAAAGTGTTGAGTGGGAGGAAGCCGCTGGGGGCGGTGTAGACGAAGGGTTGCTGGCCG